AGGGAGACCACGCAAACCCGTTGATTTAAAAAAAATCGAGGGGACTTTTCGCGCCGACCGAAGTCTTGAGCAGCCGATGATTGTCGAGCTGAGTGTTGGAGTTCCACAACCACCCGCTCACCTAAACCCGTTGGGCTTTGAGTATTGGGATATCACGTGCAAGGAGTTATTGAATAACAATTTATTGGCTGGCGCAGATCTCGGGCTGGTTGCCGGCTACTGCAATGAGTTGGGTTTGTATAAGTCAGCGTGTGAAATGACAGAAAAAGAGGGCGTCGTAATTGTAAACCGCTTTGGTGATCAGTGCGTGAATCCTTGGTACAGCGTGCGCAGTGCTGCATTGAAGCAAGCCACGCAGATGGGGCAGTTGTTTGGAATTACGCCAAGCGCCCGGGCAAGAATTGAAACGGGCAATGTGAAGCCAGCGAGTAAATTAGAATTATTAAGAAAACCAAAAACCGCATAACATGAAAAAGACAGTTAACAAAGCAACGCACAAAGCCGCCTTTGAAACGGCGCACGTTGAATATGAAGGTAGGGAATACAGGATCATACCAAAAGGGCAGGGCTATATAATTATCATGGACCAAGGCAGCGGATTCCGTGAGTGTGGCAAGTTTGGTTTGTGGGATGAGGCGTTTGTGTATCGCAACTTAAAACTAGCGCAGGAATCTTTGGCCATTTTTGAAAGCCAGTGCTTAAAGTTGAAAAGTATATAAGCGACGTACAATCTGGCGCGGTGCCAGTTTGTGAACACGTGCGCAATGCCGTAAATAGATACGTTGCAGATCGTGCAGCGGGTTGGGGATTCTCTGATACCTACGCTTTGCATGCCATTGAATTTATTGAGCAGCTAGAGCATAGCACGGGCGAATATGCGGGCAAGCCGTTTGAGTTGGAGCCATGGCAGGCTTTTATAATTTGGAATCTGTTTGGATTTTTGAACGATGACGGTAGCCGTAGATTTACGCGGGCTTATGTTGAAGTGCCTCGCAAAAATGGTAAATCTACTTTCAGCAGCGCGATTATGCTTTACGGACTTATTGCAGACGATGAGTCAGCGGCGCAGGTTTACAGCGCGGCCACAAAGTTAGATCAGGCCATGATGGTTTTCGGCGAGTCGGTTAGGGTTTGCCAGAATTTGCCCTGGCTAAATGAAGCGCTTACCGTTAACAATTCTGTAAACAATCGGCGCATCCTTTACGGGCAATCAATATACAAACCGCTCGAATGGAATCCAGGCAAGCAGGACGGACTCAATGCGCACTTTTGTTGCATTGATGAATATCATGCCCATCCAAATGATGAGCTGTACAACGTAATCCGCAACTCAATGGGGGCAAGACGGCAGCCGTTGCTGTTTACTATTACGACGGCGGGCTTCAATCGTGAAGCGCCCTGCTACAAACATCGCCAGTACTGCGCAGGGGTGTTGAGTGGTAACATAAAAGACGATGCATTGTTTTCGGTGATCTATACATTGGATGAGGGCGACGATTGGACGGACCCGGCAGTATGGGCCAAAGCAAATCCAAACTGGGGTATTTCAGTAAACCCGCGCCAACTTGAGCAGGGATTGACCGAGGCCAAGGAGTTCGTGCACAAAGAGGTTGAATTTAAAACTAAACTGCTCAACGTGTGGACCGATACGGCAATGACTTGGATTAGCGACAGCGATTGGAAAGCGTGCGATGGCGTGGATGATCTTGAAGGCTCTTTGTGTTATGGCGGATTGGATTTGGCAAGCACTGGGGACTTTTGCGCATTTAGTTTGTACTTCCCAGAATTTCACGCGATTCGCTCATGGTATTGGCTACCAGTAGAGACGGCATACAAACGCAAGGACGCCGCAGGGCAATCTATTAGACAGTGGGCGAGTGATGGGCATATTGAGTTAACGGACGGCAATGTAACTGATTACTCTTTTATTAAGGCGCGGGTTATTCAGTTGGCCCAGCAGTACGACATTAAAGACATTGCCTTTGACCGCTTCAACTCTTCGCAGTTAGTTATTGAGCTACAAAACGAGGGCTTGCAAATGTTCCCCTTTGGCCAGGGCTTTGTATCAATGTCGGCACCCACCAAAGAACTGGAGCGCTTGACAAAGGATAAACAATTAAGGCACGCGGGCAATCCCGTTACGCGTTGGATGATGGGCAACATAATGCTGCGCACAGATCCTGCGGGTAATATCAAAATAGACAAAGCCAAGTCGGGCGATAAAGTCGATGGGCCTGTTTCGATAGTTATGGCATTGGGCACTTGCATGCAGGATGCCGCAAAAGAAAAAGAATCTGATTTTTGGTTTGTAAGCTTATGAAATTTTTGGATGACTATATGCAGGAATATTACAACAACCTACCGAAATATCGGACTTATGAGGACGCCTACAACGCAACCGAGGAAAAGTATTTCGGCAAGTTTGGCGTGCGTCGTTATAAAAACTACGACGTATTCAGGGCAGCGTTGAGCAGATGGTTGGCCCAGGGGCGAAACAAATAAGATTTGTTAACGTGAGTAATTTAGGGCAGTTGTAATTTGCGGGCGATGAATCTAAAATTCTGGCAGCCAAAAAGAGCGGAGAAGCGCAGTAGCTTATCGCAGCCAACTGATTGGCTAGTGAATACTTTACAAAATGTTTTCGGATATCAAACAAAAAGCGGTCAGGCGGTTAATGATCGCACGGCGTTATCTATTGCGTCGGTGCACGCGTGCGTTAGAGTTATTGCAGACGGTATTGCGGGGCTATCTTTAAAGTTGTATAAAGACGATGGCACCAATCGCGAGCAGGTTGTAATCCATTACGCCACTGCATTGGTAAACGAGCCAAATCCCTATCAGACCAAATACGATTTTACCAAATACATGGTGAGCCACTTGGCGCTGAAGGGCAACGCCTACGCTTTTATCAATCGTGACAGCAGATATTTGGGCATTGAGTTGCACCCGATTGCACCTGATTACGTTCAGCCAATCATGCAGGACGGGCAACTGTTCTACAAAGTGAATCGCAAGGGGTTCCCTGGCATGATCCCAGCGGCCGACATGTTGCACTTTAAAGGGCTTTGCGGTGATGATCCGTTGGTGGGTTTGTCTCCCATCGTGGTGCACGCCGAAACCTTGGGTATTGATTTGGCAGCAATTAGCCAGAGCGCGGGCGTCTACAAAAATGGAGTATTGAAATTTTTGTTAACATCTGATGCGCAGATTAAACCCGAGCAGGCAGTGCCATTGAAGAAATCGCTCGACGATGTAATTGATGGGGCAAGCCGTAGCACTGTGCTACCCAATGGCATCAAGATGGAAAAGTTGAGCCTTAGCCCAGAAGAGGCGCAGTATTTGGAAACCCGCAAATTTTCGGCCGAGGAAATCGCCCGCATTTTTGGGGTGCCCGCTTCCATGATCGGCGCAAAGGATGGCATTAAGTCCAGCGTTGAACAGGAATACCAAGATTTTTACGCACGTACTTTGGCATCCTATGCGATTAACATCGAGCAGGAAATGGCCCGCAAGCTGTTAACAGAAAACGATAAGTTAACCTATTATTTTAAATTTAACTTTAATTCGCTGTTGAGAGCCTCCGCCAATGAGCGCGCTGATTACTATAACAAAGGCATTCGCGGCGGTTGGCTTTCACGTAACGAGGCCCGCATGTTTGAGGACGCAAACGGATTTAATGGAGGCGATGAATATTTGATCGAATCTAATTTGATGCCGTCCAGCAAAATCGATGAATACATGGACGCCAAAATTGCGCAGCTTATGAGCACCGCAGACAAAAACAATAACCCAGAGGGCACAAATAATAACGAAGTAATCTAATGAAACAAGAAAGGCGCACATTTACGGGCACTGTTCACACCAGAGAGGACGGCGAAGGCATGCCAAAAGAAATTGGCGGCATTGCTGCTGTCATTAATTCCGCTACGGATCTCGGATATTTTGAGGAGGTTATTTTGCCGGGAGCGTTTGACAATGCTCTGTCAAAAGATTACGACATTCGTTGTTTATTCAACCATGAAGCCGAGTTAATTTTGGGCCGTACAAAAGCAAACACCTGCAAAGTGTTTGTAAATGGCGACGGCAATCTTGAATATACATGGGTGCCAGATTACGAAAACCCTACCCATATGAGCGTTGTGCGTTCTATCGTGCGCGGCGATATCACACAGAGTTCATTTGCCTTCACGATCAAAGAGCAAATGTGGAGCGAGTCGGAAAAATACGGATCTATGGGCAAGCGCACAATAAAAGTAATTGAGGATTTGTATGATGTTAGCCCTGTAACTTATCCCGCTTACGCAGATACCGAGGCCGACGCCCGTAGCATTGTTGCTATGCGTGATCAGGAGCAAGAAATCGAAGAGGCCAAAAGAAGCCAAGCCTCTGCCGATGTTATTAAATTGGCTTTATTAAGATATCAAAACCTTTAAACAAAAAACAAAATCATGAATAAAATCAAAGCCCTTAAAGAAGAGCGTGGACGTTTGCTAGGCGAATTGTCTACCTTGCAAACCACCATTGAAAAAGAAGCCAGATCTATGGCTGATTCAGAAACTAACCGCTTAAGCGAAATCGAGGCTCGTTTGGGCGCGATCAAAGCTGAGGTTGAAACCTTGGAAAAGTTGCAGAATCTTGCAGCTCAAGCCGCTGGCCACGTTGCTAGCCGTAGCGAAGAAAAAGAAAAGGCCGACATGGCTAAAGAGTACAGTTTTAAGCGCGCTATTGATATGGCTATTTCTGGCCGTCGCGAAGGTGTTGAAGGTGAATTTTCTGCCTTGGCTTCTAGCGAATACCAACGTAGCGGTGTAAGCGTAAGCGCTCACTCTATGAAAATCCCTTCTGAAGTATTTAAGCGTGATATGTCTGCTACTGGCGGAACTTCTGGCTCTGAAGGTGGTGTAAACGTTCAAACTTCTGTAGGTTCTATTATTGACGTATTGCTTCCTAAGACTGTATTGCGCGGTTTGGGTGTGCAGCAGTTGAGCGGATTGGTTGGTAACTTGGATATGCCAACAGCTTCAACCGTGCCTTCTGCAGGTTGGAACACTGAAAACGGAACTGCTACTGAAAAGAGCCCCGCGTTCAGCAAAATCACTTTCAGCCCTAAGCGTTTGGCCGCTTACATTCAAGTTTCTAACCAGTTGATGTTGCAATCTAGCAACTCAATCGACGCTTACGTGCGTAACTGGCTCTTGAATGCTATGGCTCAATCTTTGGAAACTGCTGCTATCAAAGGTGGTGGATCTAACGAGCCTACCGGTATCATTGCTAACTCTTCAGTTAACGTAACTTTCGCAGGTGGTGCATCTTCTAACAGCACAAACGCTAACGGTATCGCTCCAGTATGGGCCGACGTTGTTAATTTGATGAAGGCTGTAGAAAACGCTAACGGCGAGGGTGTTGCTTACTTAACTAACCCTAAAGTAAAAGCCGCTTTGCAAACTATTCCTCGCCAAGCTTCAGGTGTTGAAGGTAACTTCATCTGGCCTGCAGGTGGTGCTGAATTGAACGGTTACAACGTAGCCACTTCAACTTTGGTTCCTTCTAACTTGAGCAAAGGTACTAGCTCAACTTTGTCTGCAATGATCTTTGGAGATTTCAGCAAAATGGCTATCGCTTCTTGGGGTGGTATGGAGTTGACAGTTGACCCTTATAGCGGTGCTACTGCTGGCTTGACTAACGTTGTTTTGAATGCTTACTTAGATTGCAACTTGTTGCAGCCTACTGCCTTCGCAGTTTGTAAGGACATCGTAGCCTAATAATCTGCCCGCTTGGGGGCGTAAAAGTTCCAAGTGCCGGGGGTGATCTTGACTGCATCGCCCCTGGGCCAATATGAAAGTGAGATTTACAGCAAACCCTACAGGGCAATTTAATTTAAGT